GGGTCGTCTTTACGATGATAATAGGCATTGCTGTCGCCTCCGTTTAAGTTGATACGATTGTACTCGCCGTCGTCTATGACTTCGTAGCGTGCTATCTCACCTGCTCCGGTTTGTACCTCATACTCACCGATCATTTTGGTTTTAGCTTTGGTAAGTGTTATTCCCGCAGCAGTCTGTAAGTCATTGAGTATCTTGCGTTGTGCTTTTTTCAACGCTTCCATAGGTTTGAGTGCCATTGTTTTGGCGTCGATTGTGTCGCGTGTACGTTTGATAAACTGGATGCGTTCATCGCTTGGTACTGGTGAGTTCATACCAATGAATGTGGGTTCGGCAATATAAACAAGCTTGTCATTCTGGCAACAGGTGATGTCGAGTGGCCAGTGCAATGCAATCTGACTATTAGATAGTGTCAGACCATTGCGCAGTGCATCTGTGGTTAGATTTAAGTGCATCAACCAGGCTTTGAGTTCTGGCGCTGGTCGTGGGCTACTGAGCATGCAGAAGATATGACATGACAGTGTTTTGTCCTTTTTATCCAGCTTATAGCTAGAGCTATACTGAATTACATAGCTTATGTCGTCCATACCGATAGCGTGCATGAATTCGTCAGCGCTGTTGAATGGTGCTTTGTCTAGATCGAACACAACCATGTTGGTTGGTGCGTTGGTTCTTGTGGTACCTTTGCGTGATTCATTGACCAGTGGTTCTAGTAGCTCACCTTTCAGCATACATGGCTTGGCAGCATGTTGTGATGAGGTGCGTAATACTTCGTAGAATTTAGCTAGGGTCTTGACCTCGATGGTGGTGCTGGTGAACTTGTTTACTAATGGATAGCTGTCCTTATGGATGACTCCGTCAATGAGTTTTATTGTTTTTGTTAGTGGTACGGGCGCTGATAAAAATGAAAGGTTCATGGTTGCCTCGGATGAAATAGTACGTCTTTCAGGAAGTGTCAGAGTGTACTCTAAACGTGGTTATTTTTGGTGATTTTTTCTAAGCAAAAGTGTTACACATTTTGGGTAATGTGTAGCAAAGTTTTTGTTTCGATTTCGTTACAAAGAAGACAAGTTTATCTTCTTCAAAATGTTACACTTTAAAAGTGTAACAACGGCAAAATGTTACACATAAGTGTAACAGTCTGGAAGCCCCGTAGTATATAGGGTTGAGGTTATTATTTATCTTACTGTTATACTGTTACACTTTTTTTGAATTCATTTAGATTTAAATAAATAAAAGTAAATATCATATATATATACAAACTAGGATGAATTTTTAAAAAGTGTAACATCGAAACACGTGGTTTTTGGCGCCCAACGCCCATGGTTGTAACTCACGGTTAAATGGTCTAAATTACAAAGTGTTTCAATCTTGGTACACTTTGTTTTTGTAGTCCCATAGTCGTTCGGTTTGGTTTTATTTCGAGGTGACGAAGTCACCTCGAAACTTGTTAAGCTGCTAAACGCCCGTCATCCAGATTTCGGATGCTAGTCTGCACCTGTTTCAACGCTTGTGTAATGAGCGGGATGTCGCCCATATCTACTGCCCTGCGTTGCAACACGCCAAGTATGATGTTGTTGCGTGACTTATTCAGAGCAGCTTCCATTTTCAACCACAAGTTGGCTTGTTTTGATGGACTGAGCATGCTGAACGCGTTGTCTTCGTACTCGCCGTCGAGTGTTGGTAATGCCAATGCTACACTCAAAACTCGTTCGGACATGCCGAACAAATCCTGGCGCTTTGCCTCTGCATCGGCCTTGTACATCATCGTGATGTCCTCGGCTTTCAATCCCTCGATGTCTAACGACTTGATTAGTTCGTCAAGTTGAGCCTTGGGTAAATCCTTAACCGTTGCTGTTAAGAACTTGAGTGTTCCATGTAACGGTAGTACATCTTCAGTTGTATTACGTTCAACCATAAGCATGTCATGTAATGCTGACCTTAGCGTCACCATGGCTACCAAATCATCCCAGCGGTTGGGCTGGTTACCCAGCTCTGCCGCCATGCTGGCTTCGTATTTGGTTTTGGGGAAGTCCATACATATTTCTTCATGTATGTCATCCCCGTTGTGGTCGCACGCACGTACTATTGATTGCGCGTTGTATAATATACTCGCGTTGAGACTGCCAACTAGACTGTATAAAACAGATGACTTGGCATTGGTGGGTAAGTTTTCGATAATGTCAAACATGGTTATTTCCTTTTTAAGTAAGTAAGTAAGTAAGTGCCTGCGTTTTACGTCCGCAGGTACGACGTACTGCTCAATTGCCGCCTATGAGGTCATCATAGTAGGCAAAGTCTTCATGCTCATCCAGCTCGCGTTGCATGAGTACTTCTATCGGGTTATCGCGCTCACTACACGCGGATGATTCGAACAGCCAGTCCGCAGTAGCTGCGTCTGGCGATAAGTCTGAGGCATTGGTTACTAGTCGCATGCTACCTCCGTGTTGCGAGTGTTGCGCATTCTCTCTAGCTCAATAGCTTCTGCTTCAGCCATGTGGTTTATGTACCACGTCAAACTTTTGTACTCGCGTAGTTTCCCAGCGCTGTACAGCGCATCTGCTATTTCCGCCCAGGTTTGTATCTCATCCATTGTTACCTCCGTGTTGCGTCAAGTATTACGAAGATGACAACCGCTATACCAGCGATTGCCAGCAGCCAATCCATTGGGTCGTGGCTCATAGTAGGCCACGCTTCGCTTTGGTTTTAACTACAGGCTCAACTACAGGTGCAACTAGTTGACCTTTGCGCTTGGCCTCTTCGTACTTAAAGCTGGCGCCGATGTCGGCAAAAAAACCGACGGCGTAACTTGGTACAACACCCACTGTTTCGGCCACTTTGGTGATAGCGCGGTGGATGAGCGGGTCATTATTATCAGCAACAACTGGATTGATAGCAGCTAATGCAGCACGTTTCTGGGTCATATTCATGATGATTTCCTTTAGAGTAAGTTAAGAGTAATTGTTGCACGATACAGAACAGATAACGATGAGTGGTTCATTCATCGTTTCAACATACGCGGGAAGATAGTCCCCGCTAATAAAGCAGCGATAGCTGCGGCAAAGCCGCCAGCCATACTGCCGCCATGAAGGCTGAATACCAGCCAGAAGATAAATACTTCGATTGTAAGTGCGATGAACGCGCCATTGACCAGTTTTGACCACATTGACCAAAGGCCAATGAAGATCACGACGCCATATACCATTGGCATAGCGTCTATGTGTGCTAATCCAAACATAATATTCTCCAATTAAAAACAGCTATCATCTGCACATGTATAGTCATCGTCTGGGTATACCCAAGCGATATATCGCTGTGCTCTCACTGAATCTGGTTGCAGAATTCGAGCGCCGAAATCTGCTGTTGAGTTTGCTACGTCTTGCAGTGCAAGTTCGTAGTGACTATGCTCAACTAGTATAGACCTGCCGCACGGTTGACCGTAGTCGTCTGTGTCTTCCATTATGTGTTCAACTATATAGCTCATGATTACCTCCAGTCCCACATGTGGTGGGGATGTAAATGACAGGGCTTGCGCCCTGCCTCTATTGATTACAGCTTGCCTTCGCGCTTAGCTTCCTCGTATTGATACGAAGACTTAATGTCTGCAAAGAACCCTTTGGTGTAGCTGGGTACTACACCGACACGCATTGCTACATCGGCGATAATACGTTTGGTGAGCGAGTCACCAGTTTCAACAGTTGGGTTGATGGCTGCTAATGCTGCGCGTTTTTGTGCTATGTTCATGATTGATACTCCGTATAAATGATTGATAACGAGAACTACACAACACACAACGGGTAACGACGGATGGTTTACCCGTCGTTGGAAATACGAAACCGAATCCGAACTGGGTGGGGTGTTGGGGATAGGGGGGAGGGGATGGCAAAGCACCATGCCCACCAAGTTTCACAGTTTCCAAATTCTAAGTTTCATGGTTTCCAAATCCTAAGTTTCACAGTTTCCAAATTCTAAGTTTCACAGTTTCTAAATCACGATCTGCAAAAATTTTTATAAAATTTTCTCATGTTCTTTTACTCTCTGATACAATCTGACGAATGGCTAGAAAGAAATCAATACTGACGGAGAAGCAAAGTAATTTTGTCGAAGCCCTACTTGACGGGAAGACACAAAGTGAGGCTGCTGCTGAGGCAGGTTATGCTAACGCATCAGGTGGTGCAGTCGCTGAACACTCAGCGAATGTGCAGCACGCGCTACGCGAAGCACGCAGCGAGCTAAGTTCCGCAGCACAAGTTAAGCGAGCAGACTTAGTGGAAGTCCTGGTCGATGCGATAGAGATGGCTCGGATGATGGCAGACCCGATGGGGATGATCGCTGGTGCCCGTGAAGTCGGCAAGATGCTTGGCTTGTACGCGCCCGAAGAGAAAAAGATTGACCTTACGATCAACCAGGAGCGTTTGTTGCGCCAGTACGAAGAACTGTCTGACGATGACCTACTCCGTGTAATAGAGGGTGAGCATGTCAAACTCGATAGTTAATACTATTATGCAGCGTGCAGTGAACTTCACAGTCCAAACAGGTCGAGAACCGACCGAACTGAATATTACAGCACGTGAATATGACGAACTACGCACTGAATTGCATGCAGCGTCACACGCGAGCTTGGTATTATCTACGGAACAAGGTTCAGACCAACGCCCTTTGTTTTCGGGCATACGGCTCAACGTGATGCACAACGAATCATGGAAGTGGTTAAATCAGGGAACCAACTTAGAACCCTTCGGAGGCCAGCTAGACGATGGCGGTAGCTAAACCACCCAAGTTCACCGCGTGCCCAACATGCTCGACCGATCGTCTAACAACGTCGTTCGTCGGTGGGGTGTGTAATTTTTGCCACGATGCAGGTATTGCGCTACCTGAACCAGTCAAACCAGACACAAGACCAGTGCGTAAACCGCGCAGGAAGACGGGTTTGGCGGCCGGGCAGCCCAACCCCTTACTGACCCCTGCCCAAACCCCTAATATCGCAGCCGAAGGTGCCTATGAGCCGCCGCAATTCGATAAAGACGCTGCGAAAGCATCGCCGCAAAAAGAGTTGGCCATCCGCACGCTTTCTCGTCGTCGTTTGCTCCCTTTTGTTAAGCGTTTCCGTCCTAAATACGATGCAGGTTGGGTACACGAAGACATTTGTCGACGACTTGAACGCTTCGTCAAGGATGTGGAAGAGGGTAAAGAACCGCGTCTACTGCTGATGTGCCCACCGCGAAGCGGCAAGAGTGAGATCGCCTCCCGCCATTTCCCGCCGTGGGTACTTGGGCAGCATCCGGACTGGGAAATCATCGCCGCTAGCCACACTACGTCCCTGAGTATGTCATTCAGCCGGTATATTCGTGACCTGTTGCGCGACCCAGCGTACCAAACAGTGTTCCCGAAGGCTATACTCGACCCATCAAGTCAGTCTGTCGAGAACTGGAACCTGACATCGGGCGGTGGATACCTCGCAGCCGGTGTGGGTTCTGCAATTACAGGTCGTGGTGCACATATCCTACTACTGGATGACTTAGTGAAGGACATCGAGGCAGCAGATAGCGCCGGACAACGCGACAGCACGTGGGAGTGGTATGTGTCCACTGCACACTCTCGGCTTGCGCCAGGGGGCGGCGTACTGGGGGTAATGACATGGTGGCAGGAAGACGACTGGGCAGGACGTATTCAGCAGGTTATGGCGGGCGGCGAGGGTGATGAGTTCGAGATTGTGCGCTATCCAGCCATAAACGAGATAGGTGACGAGTATATTCTGGCGGATGATAGCATCGTAGAGATACCGCCTGGAGCACCAGTACCAGAAGATGCGCGTATGACACGCTCACATAATAGTGCGCTACATCCAGCACGTTATTCGCTAGAGGCCATGCTCCGCAAGAAGTCAAACTACATCGCATCAGGTCTAAAGCGCATGTGGGACGCGCTGTATCAACAGAATCCTACGCCAGACGAGGGTATTTATTTCAGCAAGGATATGTTCCGTTACTATGTCCACAATCCCGACGTAACTAACCGCTTTGTGTACCAAACTTGGGATTTCGCTATCACCACAGGTGAGCAGAATGACTGGACAGTTGGTACCACGCTGTTACAAGACGAGTACGATAACTTGTACGTGTTGGATGTACTTAGATTCCGTTCTGATGACAGTATAGAAATCGTTGAAACTATTCTAGACTACAGCGAGCAGTGGAAGGCGGGGCTACTTGGTTTTGAAGATGGTCAGATATGGAAGGCGATGTCAGCACAGTTCAAAAAGCGCTGTGAAGAACGACGCATGTACCCAACATACGAACTATTGACACCACTAACCGACAAGCTGGTGCGTGCAAACCCACTGAAAGGGCGTATGCAGTTGGGTAAGGTATATTTTCCAAAAAATGCCAGTTGGTTCCCCACCCTGCAGAAAGAAATGCTACGATTCCCAGCAGGTAAGCATGACGACCAGGTGGATAGCTTGGCCTGGAGCATTCGCCTAACTTTGTCGAAGTCAGCACCTAAATTACCCGAACACAAGAAATTACCTAGTTGGCGAGACAAACTCAATGGCATGATGAAGACCGGCGGGTCCCACATGTCTGCATAAGGAGGAATCATGAGTACATGTAGTGATTGCGGTAAGATGATCATAGGCTCGCGCCGTGCCTACAGTATAGGCATACCAGTTTGCCAGTGTAGACCACCCATGAGCGAAAGTCTTAGGGAGTTAGCTGGTGGGGAGTTACGTACACTCCAGCGCAGGGTAGAATATCTGGAACGTATTTTAGGCGAGCGGGAAGACCCTCCACAGCTACCCCTTGCGTTTGATTGACACTCTGATACACTCTTGCGAAATCTAATGGAGTTTGCTATGGGAAAATTAAATGCCAGTAAATGACGCTCTAGCTTCCGAGACGTGGGTACGCTTCCAAGAAATGCGTGACCGAGGCCACTTGACGTTCATCGAGAAGGCAGATAAGTGCGAGCACTTCACGACCGGCGACCAGTGGCGTATCGACGACCTGAACTCACTGGCTATCCAGCGTAGACCTGCACTTACCATCAACAAAATTCTAAGCACGCTCAGCACCATCTTAGGCGAGCAGATAAACAACCGCGCGGAAATACTATTCCGGCCTGCTAACGGCATCGCTGACAGCGGGGTGGCCGAGGCACTGACGAAAGTATGGATGCAGATAGCCCAGAATAATCAGATGCCATGGGTACGTTCAGAATTATTCGCAGACGGCTTGATACGTTCTCGTGGTTTCGTCGACATGCGCCTGGACTTTACAGACAGCATGCAGGGCGAGATACGTATCGAAAATTTGAATAGCAAAAACGTCGTGATAGACCCTGACGCAGAGGAATACGACCCAGATAAATGGATGGACGTCATCACTACAAAGTGGATGACACCCCAGGACATCGCTACACTCTATTCTCAGGAAGACGCCGATTACTTACGTGATAAAGACGGTAGTTCGTTCATGTACGGCTATGATAGTATCGACCGCGTGCGCGACCGTTTCGGCGGCTTACAGCCGTTGGCAGGTTACTACAGCACAGTGGAGCCCCATGGACTACGTCGTAATATCCGAGTGCTTGATCGTCAGTATCGTCGTCTGGATAAGCAACTGCATTTCGTCGATGTCAAGACGGGTGATATGCGCCCAGTACCAGTGTCGTGGGACCGTAATAAAATAGCAGACTTCCTATCTAAGTCGAACGGCAACCTGTCCACTATGAAGAAGTTGGTTAAGCGCATTCGCTGGACAGTAGTTGCTGACAACGTCGTTCTACACGACGATTGGTCGCCGTATAAGCATTTCACTGTTGTGCCCTACTTCCCATTCTTCCGCTATGGTCTGACCGTAGGCGTCGTAGAGAATCTGTTGGGTCCGCAGGAGCTGTTGAACAAAGTTTCAAGTCAAGAGCTACACGTAGTGAACACCACCGCAAACAGCGGTTGGAAGGTGCGGGCTGGTGCGTTGAAGAATATGAGCATCGAAGAGCTGGAGCAGAAGGGCGCAACAAGCGGTCTGGTGCTGGAGCTAGACGACACCGCAGCAGCCGAGAAGATCACCCCGAACGCGACGCCCCAAGGTCTTGACCGCATCAGCTACAAGGCTG